TGTTAACGGAAAATCAAAATTAAAAGACCGTGAGAAAGCTATAGAACAGTTTAAAGCATCAAAGGATATAAATACATTAGTAGTAAATATAAATGTTGGAAATCTAGGATTAAACTTACAAGAGGCTAACTATATGATATATTACAATTCTACATTTGATTATGCTAAAAGAATACAGTCTGAAGATAGAATATACAGAATAGGACAAAATAAAAATTGTCATATAATAGATGTATTATCTTATTCTGGAATAGACAGCATGATAGAAAAATCTATAGAAAATAAAAGTAATTTAGCTAGATGTATAAGACAAGAAATAAACGAAATAAAGGACGATAAAGAAAAAATAAAAGAATTTAAAAAGAAAATACTAAATGAATTTTAAGGAGAATATGATGGAAGAACAAAGAAATTTGAAAGTAAGTTTTAACAAGAGTGGCGGAACTGCTGGAAAAGGTGGAATAACAAATAGAATAACTATTCCAACAATGTGGATCAAAGAAATGGGTATTGATTCAGAAAGCAGAGAGGTAATCGCTACTTTTGATGGGAATAAAATAATTATAGAAAAGAAATAAAAATTAATTAACATACAAAGAGGTGGTTAAATGAATTTATATGATTTTTTTGATGAATTAGATTATATGGGCGTGAGAAGTATTACAATGATGAGAAAAACGTTATGTAAATCGGATTCATGTAAAAAATGTGAAAAATATCCAGATAAATGTACTTACAAAGAAAGACAACGTAGAATAAACTGTTTATTTATAGAATTAGAAAAAGAATTAGAAATATTAATAAATGGCGATGATAACGAAATAAAAACATTAGAAAAGAAATAATTAATAGCTAGAGGGCTAATACCTTCTAGCTATTTTTATCGGTCGCTATCGGTCGCTATCGGTCGCGACCGATAGAATTATCTTTCAAATACTTCTACATATTTTGTTGATGCAGTTATATAATAACCAGCCTTAACTAAATACATATCTGTTCCAGTACGTTCTATTTTCTTAACTATTGTTAATGCTTCACCTTTTTCTGCTTTGCCACAGATAGAGTCCTTATTAAAATTAGGTTTATCATGTACATTTACTTCTTGTAATACTCTTAGATATTGAGTTTTAGCAGTAGGAGTATTTTTATCTTTATGCATATAGTCATAACAATCTTGTTTAAATTTTTTCCATTCTGTTGGATGCTCTACAAAATAACGAGGACATATTTTATAAGCTTTTCCAACTATATCGGTGTGTCTTAAAAAATCTTTTCTTGGATCTAATCCATATTTATAAGCTAACCAAGCACCTAATTCAACCATACTTTTATATTCTTCTTCTGTATAGTGGTCATCTTTACCAGTAGTAGCACATTCAACTCCTATACTGTAAGAGTTAGCTGAATTTGATGTGTAAGCTATATAATTTTCTGGAATATAACTATATAAAGAACCATCTAAATCTGCTAGATAGTGAGAAGATGCATATAAATATTTTCCATTTTGTATATAACCTTTAGTAATTTCATTAAACCAATTATTGATTGTATCTATAGCCTTTACACCTGCTTTTCCAGTGTAATGCCATATAATTTTAGTTGTTTTAGCCCTTTTACCACCGTTATTAAATCTTGTTAGCTTTGGAGTTTTGTTTATTATTTTAGGTTTATTTACTGTCATATTATCTCTCAATCCTTTCTAAGTAAAAGCACTCAAAATAGCTTATATTCGCCATTCTAAGTGCTTTGAAAACTTATTTATACTCTATTATACATAATTATTCTTTTTCGTCCCTTAATTGAATTAATACGTTTTTAAGTTGTTCGGGGATAGGAATATATTCAGAAATGTTTTCTAATAAACTTATAGCTTCATTAGCGATGAAGAACATAATTACCATTTCTCTAAGTGCTATTGTATTGCCTATAACTCTTTGAATTTCATAAGCAGTAGCTATAACTATAAAAATAAATACTTTTCTAATTATACCCTTGCGCCCTACTTCACTTGAAAGTCTACTGTTATATATAGCTTTTAGGACTCCCGTTAGATAATCTAAAATAACAAGTGTAAAGATTACTCCTAAAAGCATATCCCAACCTCCTAGATGCTTACATATGAAGCCACCTATTATTCCACATGCTATTGTAATACTGTTGAAATATTTATCCATGCTCCTTAACTCCTATGTATTTATTTTCTTTTAACACGCTAACATCGTTACCTTCTAACAATTCTTTTGCTAAATATCCAGTTATCATTGCTGCAGCCATGCTTGTTCCTGTCAAAGTTTCGTATGAATTATTTAAATAAGTTGATTTCATATTCTCTCCAACAGCGTATACATCACAATCATTTGAACAAAATTCTGATATATTCCCGTTATGATCTAAAGAACCTACGCTCAATCCATACTTAGCAGGATATTCAATTTTTTTGTTATTTCCACTAGCACAAACAACTGTTATATTTTTATTTTTTGCTAATTCTATTGCTTTTTCAATTTCCTTATCTTCATCTTCGAATGAGATTGATATATTTATTATATCACTTTTATTGTCTATAGCGTAATATATACCTTCTGTTATATCTTCTGTATCGCCTTTCCCATATCTGTCTAATACTTTTATAGGTAACAATTCTATATTAGGTTCTACAGAGTGTATAATACCTGCTATATGTGTTCCGTGTCCGAAATTATCAGTTGTATTTTGAGAATTGCCTTCTTCTGTAAAATTCTTACCATTGATAATACAATCTCTAAAATCAACATGTCTAAATATGCCTGAGTCTATTATTGCAACTCTCATTTATACCTCTTTTCTTGCAAAACAAAAGGACTGTACCGCTACAGTCCTTTTAAAAATAGATTTAAGATTTATAAATTATATATAGTTTTTATTTTTTTGTATTCTCACATTTTACATCTTTTTCACCCCCTTTACAGTTATTATACTATAAGATGGTTTAAATACCATTTTTACTTTGTATTTACTTGACATTTACTTGGTATTTACTTAGCAAATTAGTTCGCAATATTTTTAAATTGCGAACTAACTAATTGGTGTTAAATCAGCTTTAAGCCAAACTGTTGATGTTACAAAAACATTATTTTCATATGTAGCATTATAAATATCTTTGTTTGAATGTGTTGGTACATATGATAAAACAGCAGGTTGTGCAGAAGTATTAATTGTTTTATATAAACTCCATTCTCCATTTGTAAATCTCCATCTTTCACACGTTCCTCTCCAATCCATACGATTAGTGTTAGTTAAATGATAAAATGGAACTGTTGATATATCAACTTCTGTAGTACCCATAACATATACATATTGTTCATAACCTTTTGTTACATAAAATGGTTTTGTCCATTTAGGATTTAAAGAACTAAAATCATATCTTACTCTATCATCTTCAACTGTGGTATTTGTAACAGCTATATTTATATCTAATTGAGTAATTTTAGCACTTGTAATTTCTATTAGACAAGTATAATCAGCAGTTGTTCCATCGTCTACTGCACTTACTGTAAATGTATCTGAATAATTTGTTGGAGTAAATGTAATAGACGTTTTACTTGGAGTTACATATTTATTATTACTTGTAATGTTAATTGTTACATTTTCACTAGGAGCTTTTTCTAAACCTATAGTTATTGCTTTTGATGTGCTACCTTCGTTAAGAGCTACGTTGAAAGTAGATGCAGTCAGTCCATTACTTCTATTATAATCAGCATTTGTATCTATTTCATAACTATATAAAGTTTGATTATTTACTAAGTTTATAGCGTTTAATACTATTTTATCAGCGTATACATTTACTTTCCACATTTCTAAATATTGATTTGAATCACTTAAATTAGTCATATTACCTGCATCATTTCTTGGTTGAGTTAATGAAGGAACATGAATTAAAGAAGTATAATAATAATCTAAAGTATGAACATTTATATTTGGATATTTATTTTGCAATTCAAATATATAATGAGTATGACCACTAAAGCAGTAAACATTTATATGTGATTTTAATAATGATAATATTTCATCATCTTTTGTTGAATTTTCTTCAAATCCATATATTTGGTTAGTCTTTAATCCTGCATACCCAAATAAAGGAAAGTGCATAAATAAAAATATTCTTTTGTTTTTATGGGCGTTTAATTGAGTTTTTAAATAATCTATAGCAGGAGTTTCATTAATTGCACTAATAAATATAAATACATCATCATTTTTTACAAATGTATAATTTAAATCATGTCCAAAATGAGTATTCCACGATGTGTTATTTTCCCCATCATGATTTCCATTACAAGAATAAAACGGTTTATTAAAATTCTTTAATATATTAGAAAGATTATTATATTGAACATCATAACCATATGTTGTCAAATCTCCTGTTGCACATAAAAAATCTATATCAATATCTTTTAATTTATTAATTGCATTCGTAAATTTTGTAATTCCTTGATATTTACTTCCATAAACTGTATCAGAAGTTTCATCAGTTGGTATATGAATATCAGACATCACCCCAAAAGAATACAATGCATTTTGTGTTGCTATTGCGATTATTACTATATTCCCAGTAATATTTGCGATAGTGATAATATTTCCACTCACAGCACTTGAACTTATATCTGTATTTCCCATTTTTACAACTATACTATTAACGGTATATCCAATATTTGCAGTTATTGTAGCAGTATAACTTTGTCCTTCCGTTACAGTTGTAGAATTGTTATCAGAAGTACATTGAGTCAATGTATTAGTGACACTATATGTGTTTGGTGGAATTATAGAAGTTGTAACTGTTATAACAATATTACCTGTAACGTGTTCAATACTTATATTTCCGTTACTATAACAACTAGAAGTAATATCTGTTCCTCCCATAGTAACTGTAATCGAATTAAGTTTATAACCAGTTTCAACTGTTATATTGGCACTATAAGAATTATATTTTTCTACTCTAGTATTACTATTATTATTAACTGCATGGCTTAGATTATTTGTTACGGAATATGTAGTACTACCACCTCCACTAATTTTGCCTATATTCGTAGCCATAACCTGAAAACTATCATTGACACTTGTTTTTACTCCTTTGCCAGTAATAGCGTTTGCTATGAGTTGTTTACCATTACTGGCAGATTGAAAAACCTCATTTATTGCACCTTTTACATCTTGTGCTGTTGTTTTTAATGTATCATTTCCTATTTCCTTCGTAATATCTTTAAATTGCGAATCTATTTTACTTGATGACCAAGTTTTATCAGTAGTAGTATTTGTATCATCTATAGAAGTACCACTACCTGTAGGTAAAGTAGTACCATCATCTAATTTAGTACCATCTAATTTAGTAAGATATAATTTGCCATCTTCAACAATAGTTTTTTGTGCAGCATCATTTTTCTTTTGATAACCCGTTAAATCTCCACCTTGCAGAGATTTTACCTGTTCTATTAATTGCTTAAGTATCGGCAAATCTGGACTTGATGATATTTCTTTATTTAGGTTAGTTAATATACTTCCTTTTACTTCATAAGTTGAGCTTGAAGTAGTAATACTTTCATCATTATTATCTACTTTACTAGATACTTCAAATTCAAAACTATAATCTCCGACTTGATTAGTAAATTCAGAAGTCAAATCTATTTCAAATAAAGCTTCTTCTTCATTTAATAACTTGGCTTCAAATGTTCTATATTGATTTGTTTTAGGCTTTATTACATTTAGCGCGATTTTATAATCAGTTGCATTTTCTATAGTTGCATAATTCTTTATTAGTTCATTTTCACTCATATTTATAACAAGTTGTACAAACATATTTGAAGTCTTTTTATCTGTATTCCAGAATGTCATCTTTGGTACATCTATTGTTGCTTCTTTTACATTTATTTTGATTAAGTAATCTCTATTTAAATTAGTTATATTACTCAAATCGTCACTTCCTCTCTAGTCTTGATAAGTTATTGTTGCTTTTATAACTCCTGTACATTTCATATAATGTTCTTTATCAAAAGTATGTTTAAGTCCAAATCCTTTCATTGTTCCGTTTTTTATTGCATTCAGTACTGCACTGTCTGTTATTGCAACTGATGTTGTTTCATTCATTGTAAGATTAGCAGTTTTGCTCCAACTTAAATAAGTAGGCTCTCCACTTGGTCTACTTGAATGATTATGCATAACTATTTTAGCTTCATTATTAGAAGAACTACCTCCACTTGTACGTTCTATTTTTAGAACGACCTTTGTTATAGTCTTGCCTTGCAATTTAGCAAAATCACTACCAAAGAACCATGCTCCTACACTGTTAGATGTCCATTTTCCTTGTATAACTAGGTTATCTTGTGCCCAGTCACTCCAAGTATAACGATATGTATCTCCATAGTCAGAAGTGAATGTAACTGACTTGCTTGTTGTAGTTCCTGTATTAGTATTAGTTCCAGTTTCAGTCGTAGTGCTATCTGCGGTAACTTTGTTACTATCTTGTATTATTTGTGATGAATTATCGTGAACTAGTTGCCCGCTAGGAATAGAACCATCTTGAATGCATATTGTAGCACCATATATGGCTCTAGCAGCATAATTATTTGTTTTCCCATAATTCTTATACATAATAACTTTGCTGCCTCTAGCTTGTACTCCATTTTGAGAACCTATAATTTTGCAGTTTTGCATTAACAATGTTGTTCCGTGTTCAGCGCCTATAGCATAGTAACTATTTGATGTTGTTTGGCCATATATATTTATACTCCTAAGTGTAACAAAATTGCAATTCGAGAAATACATTCCGTAATAATATGTGTTACTACCTACCATAGATGCTGGCATTACAGCAGGTCTTTGACTATCTACTCCATCTGGAATACCAGTAACAGTAGTAGCTCCATATATGAATAATTTAGCAGTGCAATTATATCCAGCTATATGGCCATTATAATTTTTCATGTTCATGTATAGATATACATCGCCATTAGAAAATCCCTTCAAATTCAAGTTTTCATTGCATTCCTTATCAAGAGTTATGTATATGCTATTTCCATTAAGATTTTTGGGTAAAGCATCTAAAAAGCCTTGCACAGTATAGAATTTCGCACTACTAATAACAGCAGATGCATCATCACCATCTGTTGCTATAGTCACATTTATATCACTTACAAGCGAATTAATAATATCTTTACTTACAATTTTTCTAACAGTAAGTGTATCAGCGGTCATATTGCCTCTAGCATTAATTTCTCCATTAAAGCTACCATTATTAGCACTCATATTTCCGCTTTCATCTATAGAAAATCCGCCATTTGCTGATACATAACCTTCTAACTTGATATTTTTAGCTTTTAACAGAATTTCAGATGAAGATAATAATTCTATAAACTCAGGTGCTATAGTTATGCTACTTTCTTCATCATCAGAATCAAGGCCTTTTGCAATAAGACTTAACTTTTGTACAAGTAAGGTTAGCATCGGTATACTTTGCATATCAATTAATATTCTTCCATCTTCATTTTTGTATATAGAGTTATATACTCCGTTTTTAGTTAATATATTTAAAACACTATCTTGGTCAGCATCTAGCTTTTTATAGCCTAAATCCTCTATCTTTTCGACTATTTTTTCTGCTTTTACAGACTCTAAAAAAGACTTTGCACTTGCAAAATCTTCATTGTAATCTGTATATGCTTCTTCTAATAATTCGTAGGATCCTTCTGTTATTTCTTTAGCCTCTAAAATATCATCCAGCACTTTTATTATATTATTGTAGCTTTCAATATACTTATCTACTTTTTCTTTTGCATTCAAATTATCACCTACTTTTTCTTTGGTCTAGCACAGAATAATATTTTATCAGTTGTATTGTTTGCAATTCCTGTTATTCTAACTCCATTTGTAACTGTTGTAGATTCTATTATGTTTACTGACCCGCCATCTTCCGTTGGTCCAACTACAATGGCTACATGTGAGCAGTTCATATAACGACCATTTTCTCCATTATCCCTGTCATAAAAAACCATATCCCCAGGTTCTAGATTAGAATAATTGATTATATCTATATCATGCAATACCCAGCCATGTGAAACACAGTATTCAGCTTGTTCAGCCGCAACCCTTGGGAGCATAAACGCCCAACTAGTCTTTGGATTTTTAACAAGTTTTTTCAAGTTGTGATCAGCATATGGACTTTTATCATATGTTATATCTGCATATGCAAATATAGCAAGCGAACTACAGTCTATATTAGCTTTTTTAGCAGTAGCATCGTACCATTTATTTAAGTTTCCACTCATGTTGTTTGGGAAACTCGTAGGCTCTGATTTTATTGCATATGAACTATCTCCATATCTTAAACCAGTTCTATTTAAATACGTTTTTGCTGTTTTTACAACTTTTTCACCACCAACAAATGTGTAAGGTTCTGCATATCCTTCTCCTTTATCAACCGATACAGAACCATAGTATTTATAATTAATATCTGGATTTGCATTAGCCATTATTATAATTTTATAACCTATATTTGGACGAGGTAATAGTTGTCCTGCAACACAATCAACACCTTCCAAATAACATATTTTAGACTGTGTATATCTTATTTCATCTGCTGTAGTAAACATCATTCTAGCATAGAAACTTTTTTCCACTTTACTTTTTAATCTAAATTTTAAAGATTTTACTGTCATTTTAGGATAGTAATAATTCTTTGTACTCTCTAGCAAAATATCTATATCTTTCCCTTCACGCTTTGATGCATTACCATCATCGTCTGAATCATCACCAGAACCACCACTGCCAGAACTTCCACTATCTTGTGATACTATCTTATTTTTAATATTATTAAATAATATTTGATAGTTATCTTTAGTTTTTAGATGAACACCATCGTTTGTTAATGATGATTTTAAAATTCCGTTTTCTTCGAGATCTGTACTTATATTAATTTGATATACATCTTCATGTTCATTGCAATATTCTGCTATTTCACTATTAAATGTATCTATTGCTTTGTTATACTCTACATAATTAGACATAACTGAACCAACATGCAATTCTCTAGCTACAAAAATTGGTATATTAGGATATTTTGATTGTAATAAATCAAGTAATGTTTTTAAGCTGCTATATCCACTTTCATAAGGGTCATTAACTCCTAAATGAACGAATATATAAGGTACAGATGAAGGATATTCTGTTGTATCAGAATAACTACCTACTTGAACAGTTTTTAACAACTGACTATTTTTATAAAAATGGTAAGCACTAGCACCTATAACACATTTACTTATTATATTGTTATTTACATCTGTAGTTTCATCGGATATGGTAGGCTCATTTTTATCTGTTTGTTGTAAATCTTTTGGCCTTATAAAAAATGCACTAGCTAATGTTTTATAAGTACTTAATTTGCTTATTTTTATCGCATCTGGTCTTTCGGCCCATTTACTAGCATGTGCTATTTGGTCATCTCCTATATATACAGCAACATGATGAGTAGCTAAAAGTTTGCGCTTATCCATATCATTTTGAGTTGGATTCTTTCCATCGGCAAACATTACACAATCACCAGGTATTGCTTTTTTACGTCCTTCTGCATTAGCTAGCCACATCATTCCGTCATTATTTACAATTTCATCCATTATAGAACCACCAGAACAATTTCCGTTATACATTGATTTAAGCCCTGCATTCATATAGCAACATGAAGCAAAAGAAGAACAATCGTAAGCAATAATCCCTTTACCATTGTTAGCACTTGTAGAAAGTCCATAATAAGTAGAGCCAATTGTTTCATACTTACCTTTTGAGTTCATTTTTACACGTGAGCCTTTTTTAATATATATTCTTTTAGTATCATCAATAGTTCTTGGTACTTGTGAATAAGATGCTCTACTATCTAAATGTAACTGTACTATCTCTTTAGCTTTTTCAACTATCTTAGTTCTGGTAGCTGTTAATTCTGTATTAGTTGATATAGGTATTGTCGTAGTTACTTTTGTATTTGATACACCATATCCAAATTTATTGCCATTTAAATCATATGTATAAGGTAGTTGGCCATTTTCAATTTTATACCAAGCTAAATATCCTTCTACGTTATTTACAGTACCACCGCCACCATTATTTTTATATACTTGTCTCCAGTTAGCAAATTCAAACCCACCATTTTCTAATACTTCATATGCTTTTGTTTGAACTTGCTTTGACTGTGCACTTATGGAATTTTTATTTACAAATGTGTAGTTATATGTATCACATACATATTTTGATACAATCCAGTTCATTGCGCCTACACCCATGTTATAGCCAATAAGTCCAGCAAATATATTACTTCGTGCATAATCAATTGCATATCTTAGTTCATAGCATCCAAACATTATCTGATTTGAAATATTCTTGTCTACTGTTACCCCATTTATAGTAGTATTTCCACCATCTTTTGGTCGCATAGTTGAATAAGAAGGTGTAAATGATTTAGTTGTCCCGTCTAAAAATTTAATTTTTTGTGATTTATTAAAATATGCACCTCTTTCACATTGCATTATCCCATATGCACCTGTTTCACTTTTAGTTGCATTGTAAGGGTCGCCACCACTTTCTGCTACTATAACTGCATATACAAGATTTACATCTAATCCAAATTTTCCAGCCCAGTATTTTACCATTGTAGACACTTTGTATTTATTTGAAGAAGAAATTACCTTTTCATATGCACTTGACTGCGATTTTACATTTTTACCTATTCCTAGAGATTGATATAAAGCTAAAGCAGTTGTATAATTTGTATTTTGAGTAGATTCTACTTTCAGCATATTATATTTTCTCATAGAAACCATTCTAGAATCTCCTATCCAAAGTCCACCTTCTAGAGTAGTTATTTTAGTAGTATTATCTTCATCTGGCTTTGTATCTGGAGTATCTCCTGTTATTTCACTAAACAATCTATCTATTAAATCTTTATCTATTCCTAACTGCATCATATATTGTTTTATAGCTAATATTTCAGCAGGTGTTAACTTTCCTATACCTAAATTTAAAAGGTAATCTTTTAATTTATCATACGGATCATACTTACTTATCATATTAGAATAAGCTTTACTGTAATTAGAAAACTCACATGTATTTTTACTTTCGTCAGTAAAACTTATTTCTAATTTATTAACTCTAGCGTTAAGCATAAGTGGTTCTGGATAAGTTTTATCTATTACTCTTACAGAATCTCCTAATTCAACATTTTTACTTAATAGCGCTACATCACATTCATAATCAATTTTAGGATTTTTTCTTTCCTGTAAAGCTTCATAAGACTTCTCTAGTAATGTATATGGGTCTTCGCAATCAGAATCTTCATATACACCATAGATATACTTTTGAGGTACCCCATACATAGCGTTAGCAAAATCATCTGCTATAAAATTAGCACCTCTTGGTTTATCAGCGGGTTTTCCGGCTTCTATAGTCCATTCAGCCTCCCTAAAATCTAAGTCATTTTTTCCTTTTCCTATAATAGCTGTGCATAAATCTTCTGCATTTTCTTTTCTTTTTACATTATTAAGTTCTCTGCCATATTCAAATCTTGCACCATTATCAGTACCTAGTCTCTTTTTCATATCAATATACATACCAGTCACTTCGCTACCTGCTGTTTCTATACGTATATCAAGTTCAGCATCATAATCTTCTAGATGCTGAGTAATTGTTTCGTATACAGAAGTACTTCCATCTAATTCAATTAAAAAGGCTTTATTTAACTCTTTATCTATATTACCAACTTCAAAATCTGTATCTTGTAATACAGTTGTTAAAAATGTATTTAAATTGCAATTATTAATAGTTGCTTTAGGAACTATGCTATTATAAAGAATAAGTGATACTGACTCACAATAAGTAGACATTTCTAAACAACCATCATCATGGTTTGTTTCTGTTTCTGTTATTGAAAATAAGTAATTTTTATTATTATATTTAAATAATATATAATTTCTTACTTTTAAATTACTCATTGTTCTTTCATTTACTATAGTTGTAAATTCAAATGTAGAAGCTGCGTTTATTTCTTGTGTAAATGTATCATCAAAAAAGGGAGTAAGCCCTTTACCCCCATTAAACAAAACATCTACTATTTTTTTATTTCTGTCTAATATAAATAATGTTTTCAAATTTTAAATCGCACCTCCTAATCTAATTGAATTTTTCTATAAAACTTATAGCAGCACTTAAACTAGTTGTTGAACTGTAAACACTTACTGAATTTGTTCCTGGAACAAGTGGGAAAAATGTACTACCTATATCAACTTTTTCCATAAATGACTCTCCATTTTTTAATACAGTTCCTTCATTACAATCTATATCAAGTCTATCTCCAGCAGTAAAAATTATCGGATTGAAAGGTTCTGGTGTTTGTGGAGTTAAATTATGTATATTCATACAAGTCATAGACATATTTTGAATTTTATAACTACCATAAGCAGCCATATAGAGTACTACATATGATAAATCCCCTGTCGGATATTTTTCATTATAAAGTCCTTCATAAATTAATGGTGTTGGTGGAGTGATAGTTTCACTGTTCCTATTATTTCTACTTATTTTTAATGACCAAATATCTTCTTTTCTTTCGATGTGGAATCTTATATACCCACGATTCCAAGCAGAGCTACTATCTCCAGATTTTACTTTAATTCTATTTCCATCTTTATCTTTTTTAGTTTTAGGTGCTGGACATTGTGTTGTGTCTGTTAAGACTAAATTACTTCCTATGTATGCACTTGGTTTTGTATCTCTATAGTAGTAGTTATTATCTAACAGTTGAAACTTAAATAACTTATTATTATTACTATCGAATCCATATAGCTCCAACAATCCTAACATATCACTTGTTGTTGTTTCTGACCCAGAATCATCTTCTTCTTTACCTATGATTGATATTGCTGATGATGATGCTAATTTACTTACATAACTCATACTAACATACCCAGAAGAGCCTTTATACGTTGTTTTACCCCATCCGTTGCTAATATCTGTTATTTTTAAAGAAGTTCCCTTTGGTATAGTTTTTTTAATCTTATATTTTGTACCTCTTCCACTTCTAAGTCTTAAATTTGCTGTAGTTTTATAATTATAAGATGAAGATGATTCTGAAACCTTCGATAAATACAACATATAACAGTATCCTGTTTTCCCGTTGTACGTAACTTTACCCCATCCTCCGCTTATATCTGTAACAGATACAAGTGTACCTTTTGGAATAGTTCCAAGTATTTTATAACTAGTTCCTCTACCATTTCGAATTCTTAATGCAGCTGTGGTTTTATAGCTTCCGTTTGATGTATTTCCACCTTGACTCGTATCCCCATTTCCAAAGTCAATATAATCAGAATAAAAGCAAAAAAATCCGTTAAGTATAAAGTTTTTTATGTTGCTATCTAAATTTCTACGATAACAACATCCATGCCATCCAGTATCTTGTGAAGATGATATATTAGGAACAAAACTATCACCATCATCACCTAGAACCATAGTATCATTTGTAGCACCTTCATCAACTACATTACCAGCAGCAGTCCATCCAGATAAACTTTGACATTTTTCATATAATACAAGTTCATCTTCTGTAGCGTTAGTTTGACCTACTTTTGGATATTCTCCTATTAAAATAGAACCCCCTTCACTGTCAACTTGCAAAAATGTACTATCTTCTTCAAATTCAACTGATATTTTAGGGTATGTGTCAACATCACCTTCATTTGTAACTTCTTCTTGACTATCATTATCGTAATATTTTTCATCACCTTTATAAAAATACGGATCAGAACATATAAATTTTATTTCTCCTTCACCATAGCAAGAGTTTTCTACTACAAATACATCTGAAAAGTTATAACTTTTAACTGCTGCATTAATATATTTATCTTCTGAATCGAGATATAATTTAGCTTCTTCTCTATGATCAAAACAAGTTTTCATATCTTGAACAGTTTGATTATAATCATCTATATTTTTAGTTCTAACATTTATATTTAGTGTTATTTCTCTATCTTCATCTCTAGTAGAAAGAAAAATACTACCACTTCTATCTTGAATTACCTTTGAGTTAATTTCTCTGTCTGGAATACTTGATATTTCTTCCGATACTATTCCAAATCCGTCAAAATCACTAACAATTATGTCGTTATACGCTAGATATGACATTATTTCGACCCTCTCTTTCTACTACTTCTATCTCTTACTTTTATTAATTCTCCGTCCATATACTTAGCTGTTTCTTTTGCTACAACCTTACCATCTAATTCTGTTACTATATTAAGATAAACTACTTGATTATCTTTACTAGCATTTGACTGCTTTCCTTCAATATATCCATAGTTTCCAGTAGCCATCGCATAACCTTGATTACTACCTACAGCCATAGCGTTAAGAGAAGAAAATGCTACTGTAGATAATGTAGCTAATGCAGATGCTGTTTTTCCACTTTCATTTACTGTTCTAACACTTCTTGTAACATTAACCTTAGTATTTAACGTTCTATTAGTTGCATGAGCTATCTTGTTCATATATGAAGATACAGAACTATAAGCTTGTGACATTTGTGTTGTAATTACTTTTCTTAGTGATATAAACTGTCTAGTTGCATTATTTCTAGCGCTTGATGATTGAGTATTAACAACTTTGCTAATAGATATCATCTTGCTTGTAACTATATTTCTAGCTTCTGATAATTGTGTGCTAATAACTTTCTTAAGTGAAATAAACTGACTTGTTGCAGAGTTTCTAGCATTAGTTGATTGATTTCTAACTATATTTGATATATTAACAAACTGATTTCTTGCTATATTAGAGCAAGATACAAATGAATTTTTAATAGAATCTCTCAATCCATTAAATGTAGTAGATAAATTATTCTTACAAGATTGAGCAGTTTTATCAAGGCTTTGTAATGCTTTATCTAATTTTGTTACTTGTGAAGCATCTAAATTTTTAAACGCTGAATCATCATTTCCAGTAAATAAACCTTTAAAAAAGCCTACTACCTTATCTTTTAATCCACCAAGCATTTCGAAGAAATCTCCAATATGCTCTATAACACCTTGTCCTATACCAGTTATTAAGAATTGCCCTACTTCTTCTGCCATCACTGTAGAAGGCGAATGTATTCCGAATAAATTTTTAAACCAATCTACAATGCCTTTTACAGCATTATCTATCATTTCACCTATATTAGGTATTCCTAATCCTTGACCTATACCAGCTATTAGATTTGTACCTATGTCTATACCCCATTTTTGCGCTGGACCAATCCAAACCGACATTATAGTGTCAAAGTTAAGTAAATTTCCAATTTGACTTGGTATACTTTCGAAAGCACCTCGTAATGCAGAACCAATAGCTGACCCAATAGCACTTACTGCATTAGGAATTTCAGCGGTAACACCAGAAATTAATCCACCTATAAGTGATGGCCCAACTTCTGCTCCTAAAGTCCACATAACATCTTTTTTACCAACGATATATTCATTTACAACTTGGAACAGTGTATCTGTTGCTTGTCTAATCAAATCTTGATTTTCTGTTATAGCTTCTTTTACAGCTGACATAAGTGATTTAACAGCATTTTTTATATCAGCTCCGTTTTGAATAATCCAATTGCATATATTTTGTATAAATCCAGATATAGCAGATGTTAAATCTCCAGATTGATATGAATTTGTAATACCTTGGCATATTCCATGTACTATACTTGTTCCTATATCAAGTATTCCTTGCATAGAACCACCAGTAATAAAACCTTTAGCACTAGATATAGCATTTTGGATAGCTTGTGGTATTTGTTTAGCTGCATTTTGTACACTCTTAACAAGTCCAGAAGCAATTCCTCCATCACTGTCTTTATATCCACCTAGTAATGCTTTTTCTAATCCTTGGTTTTGCCATGCTCCAAAGAACTCTGCTAATGTATTAGAAGCTCCTTTAATAGAACCTTTTAATTTTTCAAATACTTGTATTGCTTTACCTTCTATTGCAGATGCTAACGATAGTAAAGAACCCTTTGTATCGGAATCCATAGCCTTAGCCATTTTAGAAGATAAACCTTCTATAGTTTCTAAGTTCTTTTGATATTTTTTAAAGTCCTTATCAGACATTCTACATACTTCTGTTACTTCATCAAAGCTATCAGATAATCCTAAACTTTTTAAAGCTGCTTTTCTTTGATCATCAGATAATCCTTTTGTTGTTTCTCTTAGATATTCTAGCTTTTGAGAAGTATTTAAACTAGATAAACTTACATGGTCTGCTGATAATCCATATTTTTTCAATATTTTATTAGCTTCTTTGTAAGTCATATTAGCGTTTATTTGACTTTCTATTTGTTTCTTTTGTTTTTGTGTAAGTCCTGATGTATCACTATCTATTTTAGAAATAGTCGAATCGTAATCGTATCCGCTTTTTACATTCTTAACAATTTCACTCTTTGTATTTTTCATAGCTCCACCAAGTTCACGCCATTTTACAGCACTTTTGCCTGTAGCAGAATCCATTGATTCAAATACATCTAGTAAATCACTCATATTTTTCTTAGTTACTTTTCCATCAGCACCTAAAACCTGTATAGATAGTGCTAAATCTTTTGTAGAAAATCCTAAGTCAGTTGCTCTTTCTTCTACAGAGTCATATACATCTTTAAAGTTATCTATAATCTTTCTAGCTTCATTGCCTTTTTTACCCATTATAGACATATTTTCATTCCAGAACTGTACTGTTGATGTAGAATTTTCTATAGAATCTGATAATTCATTCCAAGCACCTTCGCCTTGTGATAGCATTGCCAATATACCTGGAGCAGCATTTTTACCTACTATAGCAGTAAGCAATGCAACTTTTTGTGATTTTTCCATACCATTCATAGCTGACATAAGTGTTTTACAAGTAGCAGCTAAATCTACATTTCCATCTGCTGTTGTTTTTAGATAACTTCCTGTTTCGTCAGCAGTCATACCTAATTTTTTAAGCGCAGCTTCCATTTTATCTGTAGGTGCTGCCATATTCAATAGTTATTATCGTGAAGCTTTTTATCTTCACCTCTGGAAGTTTCCTTCATTTTCATCAGTTGGTCAATTCCAACTCAGTTTGGCGTACATTTTCATCTTCAACTTCACTTGTTAAGATGTTCGACACTCTTGGAGGGATTATATTTATTCACCCTCTACGCTCTACGATACTTTATAGCCTTTCGTAATCTATAAAGTTATCTCGGTATTAACATATTTACAATTATTAATAAACTTAGCCTTCACCGATATTGCCGAATCTTTTTTGAATAGTATTTCTACTAAACCGACCAATATTCTAGCCAACATATTCTTCAAAGACATCCCTGCCTTTGAACCTTTTACCAATTGTTACAATAAGGCTCTTTATCCTTATCTCTCCTAGTTTCCTAAGAGTATCGGACTATCTCTTCACCATATTTAATAAACTTAGGTGCAGGATTTCGTGGATATTTCAACTGTTCTAGTTTACTTTATCTAGTCTCTAAACCTTTCTATTATCCCTAATAGAAGTGGTAATTGATTGGCATATTAATTTTTGCAATTAACTTAGCTTTCCAATTTTAACCCTGTATTTTATGCTACTAATTTCTTAGTAACCGAGCATATATGTCTACCCGCATTTGCCATCAATCCGATAGCAGTATTTAAATCGGTTACATTTACTCCTAACGTACCAGCTTGTGCACCACATTGAGTTAATGCATAACCATACAATTCTACATTGGTATTACTTCTCGTAATTGTAGAAGCTAATTTATCAACAAAATCACTTGCTTGATTTGCTTCCAATCCAAGTGCTGTTAGATCATCCATTATCTTACATCTAGGCTCTTTATCCTAGAACTCCTATTTTCATAAGAGGATGGGACTATATCATCACCTTCAACTTTACTTGTTAAGGTGTTCGGCGCTCGTGGGAGAAATTATTATTTGCCTATTCATTCTCCTAGTCTCTGAACCTTCCATGTACTTTTATGGCTTTCCATGGCTTGGTTGCTGATTAGCATATTAATTATTAATTTGTAGTATCAATATTAACTTAGCTTTCCAGCAATTCACCGAATCTTTTTTGAATAACATTTCTGTTAAACCGACCAATAATTTAGTCACGATATCTGAACAACTAGCGAGTGATTGTCCCGAAAGAATACTAAGATTTACGACTGAATTAATTCCACTTAGCATCTCGGAAGCGTTCCAACCAGCCATCTAAACTTCATTGTCTAGGCTCTTTATCCTAGAACTTAGGTTTCCCTACAATGCACTCCAATATTTTTCATATCTTTCTTTCATCTTTTTAAAAAAATCAATATTTTTATACATTGCATTTCTCCTTTTCATATTTGTTATTCTATATTTATTAGAGCATACTCTATATGAAAATTCAAAATAAGAGTTGGACTATCTCTTTACCTTCAACTTTACTTGTTAAGGTAGTGGATTTCGTGGGAGTTTTATCTGTTCTAGATTAATCCTCCTAGTCTCTAAACCTTCTATATATCCCTATATAGTTTGGTAATTGATTAGCATATTTACAAAATAAAAAAGCCTATTCTTTTAGGCTTTTAAAATAACTTTCTATCTTTTCTAATCTTTCTTTTGAAAAATGTTCATTCTTTAAATACCATTCATAAAAATCAGTATTATTTTTAGATGAATTACAAATCCTGCATGCAGGTAATATATTTTCTTTTGTATAATCTCCACCTTTAGAAAGCGGTATAAAATGATCTTGAGTTAAGCTTGATAGCTTTTTACCACAATACGCACATGAATTATTAAAATATTCTTTGCAAGTTTTCCACTCTTTTCTAGTAAAATCACTTTTTACTTCTTTGGCTTGCATTCTTCTTCTTTGCTCTGATATCACTCTGTTTTGTTTAATTATATCAGGGTGTTTTTTTGCGTATTGACGATTTTTTGCATTCTCACATTTTCTACATTTTCCGTAATAACCACCGTTAGCTCTTGCTCTAAATTCTGTTATGTCTTTTTCTTCTCCACATTCAGAACAAATTTTTCTTTTAGGAGCATTATTATCTCTTTCTTCTTTTTTATTTTTAGTATCTTTATACCATTCTCTTTTCTTTCTTAATACTTTCTCTCTGTATTTACTTCTATATTCTTTAGTCTCTATTTTTCGACATTCTTTACATGTAGTTCTTAAACCATCTTTATTCTTAGAACATTTATGAAATTCACTTTCATCTTTCATTTTTTTACATTTTGAACAAATTTTCATTTTATGCACCACCCTGCCATATATTGTACGCTATTATGGTAGCACATATTTTTTATTTTGTAAACTTAGCTTTCCAATTTTAACCCACTGTTTTTTACTATAAATTTCTTTATAGCTGACCATGTATGTTTAGCCATATATTCAAATCCTTGTCCGATTTGATACGCTTGGAATCTAGTGGTACTACCTAAATACTTAGCTTTATCACTTAATTGTTCTAATTGATTCCCTGTTGCTCCACTTAATTGTTGAACTTTATTCATTTGTGTTTCAAAGTTTATACCAGCGGTAGCTAATCCTTGTAATGATAGTGAAAATTCTGTAATAGACTCAAATGTAGTCTTTACTGCACTACCTAAAGAGGTAATAGCATTAGTTATAGGTGAAAAATCATTCTTCATATCAGTTAAACCTTCGAAGAATCTTTGCTTACCTGCTTCATATAATTTTTTTAAAGCACCTACTAATATGGTAACGGAAGCTATAATAGCTTTTACATTCCCTGGAATAGGCAATGAAGCTGAACTTATTCGGCTAAAAGCTTCACTGAAATTACCACTTTTAAATGCTGAAAAAATACCTGTTAAATTGCTTATAGAATCTTTTAGTTTTCCAGTAGAACTGTTAGCACCTGTAGCTTTATCTCTTAAACTAGACATTGTTTTACTTACGCCAGATAATGCTTTATCTTTTATCGAGTTTATTTTATCTTTTAAACTAGTAATTTTTTTTGTACTATCAGCAGTTTTTTTACTTGTTTCAGATACTTTTCTATTTATCTTATCAACCTGCTTAGTAGCATTGCCTAACTTTACGCTATTTACATTTTTAAAATTCTTAGTTGTATTCTTAGTTGTATTATTTAATTGCTTAGTTTTATTATTTATTTTATCAACCTGTTTAGTGACATTATCAAGTTTTGTGTTTCCAGCCGTTTTAGTCTCTGTTTTAAACTTTTTAACCTGTTTATTAGCATTATCCATGCTTGATTTAAATTTTGAGACATCAGCCGTAATTTTAATATTTATTTTTTTGTTGTCACTCATTTAGTAATCACCTTTTGCCTTGTCATAGTCTCTAAACATATCTAATATCTGTTGCTTTTCTTCTTTTGTCGCTTTCTTTTTATCTTCCTTTTTACCATTTTCAAATACTTCAATAGGTGTAAATTTCTTACCACCTAAAAAAGCACCAATAGCATTATATACAGCATAATAATTGTGGTAATAATCATCTTCTTGTTCTTGTTTGTATCCTTCTAAAATCAGCTTAGCTTCTTTATAAGTCAATGCATAAAAAGTAGTAGGCGACATTTTCATGCCCCCTACCAACTTTCTAAACAGGTTTTCAATTATATTAATAAAACTAAGCTTCTTTTCTTCTACTTTCCCTCATCAGCATCTTCATCAGCTTCAATATTTTCTTTTGAACCTAAGCTTTCTGCTAATGTTTCCATTATTACATCTAATATATCACTTATGTCATGACCTTCTCCAATGTATTGATCCATTAATTCTCCAGCTTTATTTTCTGTCATTTTTACATTAGTTGATTTTAAAGCATAATAGAAGAATTTTCTTATTATTGGCATATTAAAATATATAGCGTCTAAATTCATTACATCTATTCCAGCACCTTCCATAGCGCACATAGTATTTATAGTAAATTTTAGAGTATATTCTTTACCATTTATATTTAAAGTTTTACCTGTCATATTTCATTATATCCTTTCATTATACTTGTGGTGAAGCTGATGATTTATCTTCTAATTTACCAGCCCCAGATAAACTCATTGAATATTTAACTAAATCTTCATATGGAGCATCTAAATCTAATTCTGTTATGTAAGCTTCACCTTCAAGGCTAATAGTTCCAGTTTTATTTTTTATAACCGCTTTTATTTCGGAACTGTTTAAGAAAGCAGTTTGAGCAGCTTTATATCCTGCATCGCTTACATAAACAACACCATCACAGTCTGCTGACCATTGTTTAGCACCAGATATATTTATATACCAGTCACCACTATCTTTTGAAGAAGCATCTATAGTGTCAGCTTGCATTTTTATTGATGTATTTTGTTGTCCACCTATCGCTTGTTCGCCAGCATATAATAATAGGTCGACACCTCTTACTACTTTGTCTTTTACTGCTGTTTCAGCCATAATATCATCCTTTCGTCTTATTTCATTTGAGTCTCTACTCTATAAATTAAAATGCCGTGGTAATATTTACCCTCGGCATCCGTTTGTTCTATTATTCTACTTGAATCCAAGTAGAAGTATATTTGCATATCATCGAACATTAGTTCTTGATTCTGTAATAAGCTATTTACTTGCTTCATTATTTCTCTAACTTCTTTTTTACCATTATAATCTGAAAAAATATCTATAGTTTGATAATCCTTGTAAGCAAAATCTGTTTTAGTTGAATTGTCACCGCCATAATCTACACCAATTTGAATATATGGGCATTTAGCATCTTTAGGTACGCTGTCATAAACATCATAAGGAAGCTTATTTAGTAAGTAATACAGATATTCTTGTACTTTTACATCAATCATTTTGATATCCTTTCAATAAGCTTATCTAAGTCTTTATCTAGCTTATCTTCGTTTTTCTTTACTGCTGGTTCAAAGAATGGCTTAGCTTTTGTTCCTGGATGATGAACTTCTTTTGCGAATACATCTGTATTTCCTTCTTTCCAATGGAGTGCTTGTTTGTCTTTTGGTTTTATCGTGTGAGGTCTTGTTCCGTATTCAACTGCTGCGGCGTACGAAATGTTTGTTCCTGTTTCACCACTCATTTTGCCAGTTATATTAGTAGTTATAGAACCTCTAAGTCGACCAGTATCAACTGAACAGTTTCTTTTAGCATCTGTTTCTATACCATATAAAGTGCTTTTTACTAAGTTTGATACTTCATTTTCTAGATTTTTAATATTGAACAATTCTCCTGCTTCAACCTGTATTTTAATTTCCACTAGTCATCACGCTCCATAACTACCATATAACATTTACCATAGTCTGCTATAGATACTTTTTTATATTTTTTATCCTTATAAAGGATTTTAAAGTCATCATCTAGATCATCTAATATTTTTTCTTTGGTAAATAGTTTATTTAGAGAATATGATATTTCTCTTCCTTTGCTATCTATAGATTTAACTGTATAAGGTGCTACTTTACATTTTATTGTCTTTAATTCTGTCTCAGTTTCTTCGTAGCCCCCCATATTATCAGATATTTTCTCTACAACTAAGATAGTTGCTTTTTCTCTGTAATCCATTACAACATCCTTAATCTTTTAGATTTAGATTTTATGTTTTCTTTCTTATATAAATCTAAAATACATAGATAATCACTAAAATCATCTGTGCTATAAGTAGTTGATAATACATCAATTTTTTCTGTTGTTATTCCCTCTGCACCGATTCTACGATATCTTTTTATTGCTACTTCCTCCGCTATATACTCAAGTTGCTTTGGTATTTCATTGCCTTCTAAATATACAGATAGATAATTAGCAGCATCACTTAAAAGGGCAGTTAGAAGTTTATCCTCCGAACTGTCCTCTGTTAATCCTAATTTTAGTTTTATATTTGAAATATCCATAATATTATCCTAATATTCTAGTTGCTAATTCTGGATACATTGTTTTATATCCGTAAAGTACATCCATAGATAACATTTCTTTTTTAGTATGCATATCATATCCTTTTACAACTCTTAAAGTTATACCATTGTAAGAAGTTGTGTAGGCTTCTACGCCACTTGGTGCAGCTAAAGGTCTAGTTACAAATGCGAAAGCATTAGGGTTAAATGCTAAGTTAGCAGTATGACCCTTTTCTATTTTTATAGTATCAGTTGTAGATACTTTTGTTTTAAGTGCAGGATATAATTTAACTGTTATACTATTTGTAGAAGCTGTAGCATCTTCTGTTACAACATAATTGTTTTTAGCTATGTTGATTATATCACCTTTTTTAACATTTCCTGTTAAAGAATCTTTTGATAATGTTATAATATCAAGTCCTGCTTTAGTTTCAGCTGAAGCTTTTATACCTGTTACTCCACCTAAAGAACCAGCTTCGTGAACTTTTATACCTTGAGCCATATAATTATCAAGTCCCATAACTCTACCTATAGAGCCTTCTCTTAATGCTTGAGTTGAACCAGATTTTTCAGCGTTTACTATAGCTGGAATAGTAGTAAATTTAGCGTCAGCTTCTGGGTCCCATATAGCAACTCTACCATTTACAGGTACTTTATTTACATTTAACATTTTTCTAGCGTCAGCTATGTTATTTAAAGTAGATGGAGTTGTCCCAGCTTCCCCAACGCAATAAGGTATATCTTTGTATAATTCTAATCCATCAGCATTTATTTTTTCTGCTAATGCAACTGCTGCAGGTTCTAAGAATAATCTATTTAGATCATCTACATTAGTAGCCATTTGTATAGCATTAAAATCTACATCTACAGTAGCCAATCTATCTAAAGTAACTTCAACAGATTCTTCTTTTACATCTTGTGGTTTTGTTCCTTCTGATTCATTGAATTCATCTGCTTTTAATACAACTGGTTTTTTAACTTGTATTTTAGTTCCTTTCCCTTTTACAAAGTCGTTTGAATAGTCTCTATGAACTAAGTTAGGGAATACTAGATTTTCTATTAATCTAGGTAATAATTGTCTTGCTATTTCTTTTACTTCAATAAATTGATTTGCCATTAAATATCAGTCCTTTTCTATAATGTATTTTATTTTTTGTTAGCAAAGTATTGTCTGTAATACTCATCATCTGACATTTCAGAAGTATCTTGATTATTGAAATTTGCTTGTTGATGTGTATCTTTGAAGTTTCCATTGTTTTTAAGTCGTGCACTAACTCTTTTTTCAACTTCTTCTTCAACTCGTCTTTCAAAAGCTTCATTTTCTGCTTTTTTAAGAGCTTTAAATTTTTCTAGATTAGCATGTATTTCATCTGCATTTTCTCCACTGATAAATTCTGCATATTCTTCTGCTATGTTATCTGCTTTTAATTGCTTTTTCTTTTCTTCATTTAAATCTCTTAATTCCATACTTCTTTGAAGTTTCTCATAATTAGCGTTAGCTTGTCTGACTTGTTCTTGCAGTCTTTCATTTTCTGTCATACTTGCAAGTCTTTGAGCTTCTTTTTCTCTTTCAGCTTGTTGTCTAGCTTTTATTTCAGCTTGTTTTACTTTTTCATCAGCTTTCTTTTGCCATTGAGAATACTTTCTATCAAACATTTTGTCTAATTCTTCTTGAGTTATATTTAATACTTTGCTTTCTCCACCTTCGCCATTAGTATTATCTATATGATTATCTTGTGGAGGTTCTTCTCCACCTTCGTTATCTGCTAATAGTTGAAGGTTCATATCTAATTTATTATTTTCCATATTGTTTTTCCTTTCCGTTTTAGTTTCGTCAAACATATTTCCATGAAGCTTTTTAAGTCGTCATCACGTTTTGGACATAAAAATAAGTCCTTTCGGACTTTTATTGTTCTTTATTTAATTTTAAAATATTTCCCATTTTACACAGACATTTTTTATTGATTCTTTTATATCACCTGTTTCTTGAAAATCATAAAATATTTTAGCCATTAAGTCTTGACATATTTTTTCTGCTTGTTCTCTTGTGTCTGCTATTAAGTTAAATCTAATCCAACTATAACCACAGCGTACTTGTCTTGGTATATCTTCAAGTGTAATTTTATAATTGTTTGGAGTATTTTGCATAATAAACTTTTGTTTTTTGTATGTAAATAAAACAGAATAATAATATTTTACTTTTGTGTTTTTAATTTTTTCATCAATTTTCATGTTGCTTAACTCAATAATACGATATTCATCATATCCTAGTTTATTATTTTCAAAAGCTACATATTTTTCTGCATCTTCTTTATTGTCAAAATATCCTTCTACATCCCAATCGGAGTATTCTCCACTAAAAATTCCGTAAACCATTAATTTCTCCTTAAATATTTAAATCCTCATTTATTTTCAAAGGTACAAACTATCAATGGAATTTTTGTAAGCACCTTAGAATTGATTTTAGGTGGTCAAATTATGTAAACCTTTTTTGTTAAAATTATGTATTTATTTCAGATACAATTAATTCAAGTTCAAGCCTTGTAAAGGCATTTGTAGTACCTGTTATTTTATAATCAGTAATGCCTTTTATTTCAAAATCATCTAACTTTAATTCAAATTTTTCTTTTGTGTTTTTGATGCTAAGTTTATGCAAAAGATTCATTGCATTTTCCTTTACATAAGTCATTTCAAATATATCTGGTTTACAAGGATATATTTCTCCTTTAACACCTTTTATTATAAAATCTCCTCCGTTAGCTTTCATTGTCCCTTCTAACGTTTCAATTAAACAATATGCTTCATCTATAGTATATTTCTTGTAATCGCAGTTATATGTTTTTACCTTATTTTTACTTATAGCATCCATAAACCAGTCTGGTATCTTATCTATATAAAATTGAAAAGCTTCTATTTCTACTGGTTTCTTTCTATATTTAGCCATTAATATTCTCCTTCTACTAAAAAAGAGATACTTAAACTGTATCTCTTAATTTTATATTGTTTATAAATTGTTCATATTGTTCTTTTGTATTGTTGCCATATCCATATATATGATGAAATTCTTTATGACATTTTTCACATAATGTAATTCCATTTTCTATTTTATATCTTTCTTCTTTATTCTCATGATATGAATTTAAATGGTGAGCAATTAAATTACCTCCTCTGTTGTCGCCACAACATTGGCAAGTATAATCATCTTTATCAAATACAGATTTTCGCCATTGAGCATATTCAAAAGTTTTTCTTTCCTTAACTCTTTGTTCATGACTTCTATTTGGATTCCATTGAGGACTTAATTCTCCTCTTCGTCCATACATGGGATTTTTCTTTCCCTTTTTACTTTCAGATTGATGTTGTCTATATTCTGGTCTATTTATAAAACTTTTGTCTGTTATTTTTCTAGTTTCTTTCATGGTTTTAGAAGCTTGTTTTCTTCTTTCATCGTTGTTAATCCATTGAGTTTTAATAGCTTCACTTCCATGTCTTAATTCTATACCTACTTTTTTTATCCAAGAAGCTATATTAGAACAATTATTTTCTGTTCCGTAAATATCTTTAGATATTTGTCTTGTCGTTCTTTTGTTGTCTATATATTCTCTTTTTAAATATGTATAAGCTTCTTCGCCTATTTTATCTTCAAATTCTTTAAGAGCTTTTTCTTGTTTTAGTTTTGTATTACATTCTTTACAACATGAATGTTGTTTTGACCTAATAGCATTTCTATATGGTTTTTCAAATATTTTTCCACAATTATCACATCTTACTTTTACTTTTTTATTGCTTCCTTTTGAATAGTTGTATTCCCCTAATATCATAATATCACCTCTTATATATATTATAACATTAATAGGTGGTACTCTGCAACTACATTTATAAATATATTGAAATTACTTATTTTCGTAATCTGTGACAGGCAAAATTGTACATCTACAAAAACAATGCTTTTACCGATGAAACGGAGGAACGTTACTTCCATAACTTACTTCGTTTATCGGTATCACCTCCCTATCCATACTCTCACAGTCAGCACAAGTTCTTTCATCATAAGCGACACATATTTCAACTGCTTTTATTCCATTCTCTTTGTATCCGTCTATATGTCCTTTAGTTGTAAAGAAATTTGTTTCTGTTCTTATAAGTCTTTCAGCTTCATACTTAGTAACTTTTTCAAACTTTCTTACTTCGCTACCCATTTTCTGAACTGATTGACCTTGTATTAATCCTTTTGTAATAGTTTCTTGGATTTTATTCAGCGTAGCTGTTTTGTTAGTCCATATTCTACTGCTAAACTGTCTACCACTCCAAGGATATCTAATAGCTTCTTCAATAGCTTTCTTAGGTAATACAGCATTACTTCTACCTACATCTTTTAAAGCTTCTTTATATGTTCTTTTGTAAGCTCCAGTTAAATGGTCTGTCATAGTCATTTGCATGTTGTTTGTATGCTTTATTAATTGTATGTCTATTGCATCTAGTAAGCTTTGTAACCTTGTTACATTCTCTCTAGCGCCTATTCTTTGCCATTCTATTAGAACTTCTTTACTATTAGTTTTATTATACAGTTCTCTTAGTTCTTGGACTTTATCCCTGTATTCTCCTAATTCTATGAGATTTAGAAGCTTAGTTGCTTCTGTATAAGTCAAATTATTTTCTATAGCATATTTGTTGTAAAAATCATTTAATTCTTTTGATATTTCTATATAAGCATTATGATAAGCTTTACGTATCTTTTTTATTATCTTATCTTCTGATAGTTTACTCTTTTTATCTCTGTCTAGCATACGTTGATGCCAATACTCTCGACTTTTCATACCAGCATAGTATTTTGCTTTTCTAGCCATATATAAACCCCAAAGCTAATATTATAGTAAAAACTGCATAAACAACACTTCCGAAACTTTCTACTCTTTCTCCTGTAGTTTTACGAGTAAATATATTTATAAAACTGAATAAACATACCAGTCCATTAACTATTAGTAATATCCATGCGATTATCGTTATTAGCATCTTCATTTTCTCCTTTATTAGCTTCTTCAAGTTTTGGATCACTTATATCACTATCTCGATATATATCCATTACTTGCATCTTTTCTTCATCTTCCTTTTGTTTACGTTCTATTTCTTCTTTTGCATTTTCTACAAAAGATAATTGAGATATAAGAGTTTCATCAGATAAGATTCCGTTTAATTTCGCTACCATATCTGCCATTTCTGTTACATTCGTTGGCAATGCTCTAGTAAATGTAAGTTTCACATCTCTATAATCAAAGCTTTTATTGTTTTTAGCATTAATAACATTAGTTACAAGTTCAAGCATTCTTTGTATAGACTTCTTCCATTTACGTTCTTTTTTACTCATGTCTTTTTCTAATCCGAATAACTTAAATTTCAACGCTACTCCAGATGCATTTCCAGCGAAGCTTTCATCAGTTAAAGGAGGTGTTTTAGTTAATTTATGAAAATCAGCTACTAATCTAGTTAGTGTATTTTGTATGTATGTATCATTAATATCTTTTGTAATAAACTTAGCATCGCCATCTTCATCGATTAGCATGATTCTATTGTTTTTCATATCTTTTACATCTTCATCTTCCGTAGCACTTAAATTTTTTAGCATTAAATAAGCATTATCAGAATACTCTATTTCGTTAATGCAGCTAGATATGATACTTTCAATAGCATCTACAAGTGATATTTGGTTTTCAAAACAACCTTTTCGCTCTGTATTTTCCATAAACTCAATAACTGGTATGTCACCAAAGTTATGTGTTGATTCTTCTTGCAATGTTAATGTTCCAGAAGGTCCTGTGTAGTGATAAATTTTATCTTTAGTCCATAATCTAACATCTAGATTAATTGTATCTTCTTCAACATCTTCATATTCATAATATCTTATAGCGCCTATCATATTCTTAGATAAACTTGTATCATGGATAACAAAGCAGTTCTTGGCAGATTCAGTGGCAAACCTAACATTAGCTTCTTCATCTGTATAAAGTATTAAAAATGCTTGTCCGTCAATCGAAGTAAAGTGATCTAGTTCCATATTGCACTCTTGAAAGTCATTGTATTCTAATATATTATCAAGAAGCTCCTGTTGAGTTTCGTCCTTACATGTAAATGTAATTGGTTCTCCAGAAAAATAACCTGTTCTTATATCCACAGCGTAGCTTGGTAAAGATTCTATTATTTTATAGTTAGGTTTATTTTCATCTGCTTGTTTTCTAAGCAGTATTTTATGCTTATCACTATAATAATTTTCATTCCTTATAAACTTACCTTGAAATTCTTTATGTCTAGATATAAGCTTCTCAGCATCTTCTGGTTGAATTTTTTTTACATTCGTTTGAAAGAATGGCATATCATTATGCAGTATCACTTTATCGCACCTCCTTCTATACATGTTTTATATTCCTAGGTTTAATTTCTTAGATTTTAATCTATTGCCTTTTAATTTATCATCAATTAAATACCTTAAAGCAGCCATAGCATCATCCATAAATTCTACTGGCTCATCTAGGTAAATACCTCTTTTCTCGTCATATTTCCACTTCCATTGTGTAATTTCTTTATAAAAGTTTACACATTTAGGATGTATATGTATTTTCATTTGTTTTAAATAGTCAATTTGTGCTTTAATACTTCCGGGACCTTTCACTACAGGTCTTGCTCTATATCCTGCTTTTTTCCACATTTTAATTCTGTCTGGTTCAGCACTATCACAATACATAGTCAAATGTTTTTCCATCCCATAAGCATTAGCAATGTCGATTATTTCAGATGTATCTTTTTCATGTACATATATTTCATCACAAATATATAATTCGCCGTCTTTAAAACCAGCTCTAAGTATTGCATCAGCATGATTAAAACCAAAGTCTTGTGCCAATCTCATATTGTCAAAGTTTTCAAAGTTTGTAGGAAATTCATGCACTATATAGTTGTTTAATATAGTTCCACCAGTTTCTCCCCATTCTCCAAGCCCATAAACTTTATATCCTTCTGGGTCTTGTTCTTTTCTCATCATCATTCTTTTGTGATAAGCAGCATCTATAAATCTGTTTTCTAAATATGTACTATGATGAGTAAATATATCTTCACTTTCATAATCAAAATATTTCTTTTTAATCCAATGAGTTGCTGCAACTGGGTTAAACGTAAAAGTTATTTGATAATATAAATTAGGATTAGTTAAAATCCCTCTTAAACGGTCATCTAATATATCCACATCACTTTCTGCTAGCTCTGTAGCTTCTTCACACCAAACCCATGTTAACTTTCCAGTAGGGAAGTTTATAGATTTTAACTTTTCTCTTTGTTTAGCATCATTAACACCTCTAAATATTATAGAGTTTCCAGTTACTCTACTTCTCATTTCTAAGGGATTAGCTGTTATTTTCCAATATTTATTAGCATTTTTACCATATATTTTATTGATAGCACTTGTTAATTCTGCATAAGTTGAATATTTATGAGTTGATTCTGATTTTCTAACTACTAATAAATTAGCGCCTTTATATTTTGGATCACTTAGCTTTAATATATAGTCTTGAGCTACATTTACTGATTTTCCACTACCAGCAGAACCTTTCATAGCTCTATATCTTTTTCTAGTTTTATTAGCTTCTTTAAAACTTTTATTAAATCCAATTACTATATTCATATCAATCACCATAATCAACAATTATATGTAATTCATCATCTAAATCATCACTGCTAAGTCTACCTATTTCAGCTCTTAATTTATCTACTCTTAGTTTTTGTTCTTCTGAAGCTAATTCTGGGTTTTCATTAATCATAGTATTTGCTTGTTTTATAAGACTCCTAAGTTCTCCCATGGCTCTAGATTGAGCATTTAAAAAAGTTGCTTGTCTGTCCCATGCAAATTGAAACTCATATTCTATTTCCTCTCCAAATTCTGTATCTTTATGCTTTTTAATTTCTTTAATCATTTCGTTTTTATCTTTTACATACATAATTTTTTGAGCTCTTATTATAGCTGCATATTGAATAGTTATTTGTTCTAATAAAATATCTAATGGATTTTTCTCTTTTATTTCTTCTATTATTTCTAAAGTATCTTTTGGTAGATATTTTGAAAAAAATCCATGAGTTTCTGCATTTTTATTAAATAATGGAGCTCCACCACCTATATTTCCAACAGCATTTTTATTCCCTATTGGTGCTCCACCTAATAGAGTTGAGTTTGTTTTGGAACTTTCTTTATTTAATTTATTTAAATCATCACAATTAGCTTGTTTACTAGCTTTTGTAGTTTTTTTTGTGTCTATTTCATTGGTAACGTTCCTTTTGTTTTTTGGTAACGTTCCTTTTAAATTTTCTTCCCATTTATCTTGAGATTTCCATTTTCTAATTTGAGCATCTTTTACACCAAGTTGCGTGGCGATATCTTTTAGCAAGATTTCTCCATTATGTTGTTTATATATTTCAAATGCTTTATCTCTATTTGGACTTCTTGCTCTCGACATTTATCACCACCTCGTTATTTTCTAATTTATTTACTTCTATTTCTATATTTATTTCTATCCTTGTTTTTTCTTGCTTCTATCAATTCATTTATTGATTTTATATATTTTTCATCGTTGCTTACTCTAACATGACTTGTTAATAAATATAAATTTCTAGTTTTAGGTCTTTTCTTTCGTATGCAATTATCTACTACAGTCTTAGCCATGTTAAATCCATAAATATGTGAATGTCCCATTGAAAAAGGTTTCTGTGTATTATACACAACATATCCTTTCTTTACAGCTAATATTATGTATTCTTTTTTCTCGTACACTTTTTCACCCATTTAGATCATTCCTTTTCTACAAAATAAAAAGAACCCTAGTTAGGGTCCTTTCAATTTGATGTATGTGTAACTATAAAATAACTTAGGGGACAGTTAGAAATTTAAGAAAAAATTCATTAAATTGTTAACTGTAGTAATAATTATTAGTTGAAGTTTTAGCAAGCCACAGGATTCGAACCTGTTCATCGTTGGGGGCGATTTACCATTACTTGCATATTACCGAGGTTTCACCCTCGGTCACGTCTGTCAATAAACCAAGATGTTAAACACACATTTTAAAATTCACTTAATAAATTATCGGAGGAACAACGCCAATTTTTAACGCTAGTTCCCTTAGGAAATCATGTAGCAACATTTCTCGAACAAAAAGTTAATATTACGCGGTTAATCGGGTTACCAAGCCAATCAACCTAGAAAAAATAGTTGTCGTTAAAAGAAATTTTATTTACACTATTATAATAGCATATATCGATATGACAAAAGGTGCCATGTTTTAATATATAGCATAAAAATAGCACATTATTTTTCATAACATGCTATTCCTATCATTTAATTATCTAATTTTAATATCAAATTCTGGAATTATTCCTGTATATCCAGCCATTTTAAATTTTTCTTTAAATTCTTTTTTGTCTATCTCTATATATTTATTTCCTTTAATACTGACGAGGATTACTCGATTATGTAATTCTGAATTATACATCAATTCTCTTTCTGTATATTTAATTGTATTTTCGTATTTAATCCATAGGATACCACCTTCATTAAGAAGAGGTACTTCTAGTGGTTTTATACATTTATAAACTTCTCTTACTATTTTTACGTCATCTTCATATATCCATCTATATTCACCATTGTGTTTTACTATATATTTTTTACCATCTTTTCTAGTTTTAGCTTCTACTAAAAATTCTTCATTGATGTGATTTACATACCATAATTTTTTATCACTACAACTAACTATTACTACCTTTATCTTATTCACCTGTTATATCCTCCTATAACTTATTTATTATATTATATCATTTACATATACAATTTAGTCGCTATCCATGCAGCAATAACCACTATAATTATTGCATCTGCTATTGCTCTATTCATGTTCTTCTCCTATATACCAATCTTCTGGAATATCCTCTAAAGTGCAACTACCTAGTATATCATATATAGGGCAGTTACCTGATTCATACATATCATCACATTGTTTACCTGTAACAGATTTACAAGTTTGTTTAATTACTTTAAGTGCTTTTATTAACTCTTTTCTATCTTCCATTATTCCACCTCCAGTAGTTCTTTATTTTCGTATATATTTCCTATTACTTTATATCCCCAGTTTCTATTTGATGAATCACCTATTTCAAGGACTCTTGTTTCAAAATAAGATTCTCCTTGAAATGTTCTTTCAAATGTGTATTTGCGTTTAAATCCATTATCTTCCCATATGATTGTTTGTATTCTATGTTCATGGGTTTCTATGATATCACCTTCGTATATTTCTACTCCATTTCCATCTTTGCAACCTGTATATTGCATAAAATCAAATCTTTTAAAATTGTTATGAAATAAATCATTTAAAGGTGCATATTCTTCAAAAGCAAAATTATCACCGCTTATCATTTTATTTCCTTCTTTATCCCATGCTCTAAACTTAATTTCTCTATTCATATCGTTCCTCCAATAATTTTTTATTTTCGTACACATTTCCTATAATTTTATTTTCTGCAGTAAAGAATATAGAAATAAGTCTAACGTTATATCCTTCTTTTGATTGTATATACCAACTTGCTTTGCGATATATAACCGCTCCAATTATATGATTTAATCCTCTAGTTGTTTCTACTATGTCACCTTCATATATCTCTATTCCGTTTATATCCTTTTCTCCTGTATATTGCATCAGAATATAATCCTTATTTTGTATAACAACTCCAAAATGGTCTTCTGGACAACCTCCATATCCACTACAACATCCAAAATCATATGTGTTTTGTGCATTATGATACATTATATTTTGTTCTTTATTCCATGCTCTAAATTTAATATCCCTCATTGCTTTCCCTTTCTTTTGTAAATCCTAAAAAATTACTATTTTCTTTTATTAAAAAATCTATAAACTTTTTATGAAATTCTTCTTCTGATAATGGTGTTTCTATCATTCCAGTTATTTCTATTTTATTTTTAATTTTCATTTATGTTTCCTCCTAATATATTTTTTTGCTCATTCTTCCAGCGAAAAAAATTAAAAGAGCTCCTGATGTTGGCATTAACCATTTTAAAGTAAATATTTCTGGATTTCCCACAGATTTATATATTATAACTTCCCCAATTATCATTAATAATAAAAACATAGATTCCTCCTAGGCTATTTTCTTGAGTATATTTGAGTGTAATCTGTGTATTTGTCTCCAGCTATAACTTAACTCTACACATATTTGCTCCCATGCTTTACACTCTATGTATCTTGCTCTTAGAATACATCTATCCAAGCTATTATCAAGTTCATCTATCGTTTTTTCTATTTTAGTCATTGTTGCTATTAATTGTTTTTCTTTTTTTACTAAATCTTCTTTGCATTCTTCTATGTCTACAATAAGACTTAATATATCTGTTCCTTCCCCGTTTCCTGTTGGCATATCTGTTATTACTTGAGATTTTATACTTGTTTTTCTTTCTTCTAAGTATTCTATACGTTCTTTGATTTGTTTTATTTCAATTTTTATAGTTCTATACTGCATTAATTCTTCTTTACCCATATATATCAATCTCCCCATTATTTTCTATTTCTTAACAACATATGCCTTGCTACATGATTTTGTATTATTATTTCCCTCTATGATTCCCACATGTCATTTTTCCTTCTGGGCATTTACCTTTAGTACAAGGTGCTCCAGCATTTTTAAACAGTACAGGTGCTACTTCTTTTACTAATTTAAGCATTTCTGTTGCTAATTCTCTAATTTCCCATTGCGCTCTTTCACAACATCTGTGGTGGAAGAAGTTATATAAACTTCTAGCATTTATTGTGAACACCATTTTAGTTTCACATGCATTTGGGAACACATATCTAGCATCTTCTATAGACATTTTTTCAGCTTGAGATTTTGCTTTCTTTTCGCTAACACCTTTGTCTAATAATTCTTGATAGTGTTTTGCAAATAGTATTTCTACTAGTTTGTCGTAGTCTTCTTGACATTTATTCATTGATTCAATAAATATCTTTTTAGCTTCTTCATTTCTTTCTATCTCTGGTGGAATTATATATTCGAATTGATCAAGTTTTACATATCTTTGAGATTGTTGTGAAAAACTCGCTATTCTATGTCTTACTATTTGGTGAGAACAACTTCTTGATATTCCTTCTATTGCAAAAGTAAATGTAACATGCTCGATTGGAGATTCATGCCCCATACTTACTAATGTGTTTACAAATTTTGCTACTTCTTCATCTGTTAGCTTTTCCATTATGCCATCTACCCCTACTGGTGAATAACATAGTTTTGCCGCTGCTGCAACTACTGCATCTGGATTAGGCGTATGAGCCATTAATTTTACTTTTAATTCTGCCATTTAACATTCCTCCTATTTATTAAGTAATTCTTGCCATGCTTCTTCTTGAGCTTGCTCTGTTAATTTCTTTGATGGAATTATACCAAAACGTTTTACTTTAATTTTATATATTTTACTTATACTGTTACAACAAAGCAAAGCTTCTTCTAAACTCCATTGGCCATCTGCTGCTCTATCATTACAATATTTGCTAAACTCTTTGAAGGACATATATTTAAATTTTCCTATCATTATTCATCCTCCTCATCTTCATTATCAAGCCATTCGTTCCATGTTTTAATCCAATCATCTAAATCATCTTCTTTATAGCCTACACTTTTTACCCATTGAGTAAATTCTTCTACAGTATCATTTATCGGTCTAAAACTTTCAAGTACTCTTCTAAAAGGTCTTAAATAATCATTTATTACTTCTTCTGCTTCTTTTTTAGCATATTCTTCATTATAGCCTCTTTCCATTATCACCTTAACATAATCTTCTTTAGTCATATTCCAATGTGTTACAGTATCTACTATACTTGAAAATCTACAATATAAACCATTAGGTTGTTTTGCAATAAATCCAGCCATTATTATTTGCCCTCCTTGAATTGTTTTCTAATGCAGTCTAAATTTTGTGTCCCGTATAACCTTGATGTTTTAGACTTTATCGCTCTTAATGTTTTTGGTTTAAGTTGCTCTGTTATATGTTCATAATCATAGTTATCTAGAATTAATTCTTTTAGCTTGTCTATTTGCTGCTTTGACCATTCTTTATTATCGCCTTTCTGAATTGGTCTTGCTTTAATTCCTTTTTCCCATAATTTTCTTGCAACTGCATTTTCTGTTCTGCCTATTTTTTTTGCTATCTCTGAATAAGTGTATTTGTGTTGATTAACTAAGAATTGTAAGTACTCATACTCTTTTTCTGTCCATTTTTCTTTTTGATTTTTCTTGAATTGTCTTTTATTTTTGATATCTCTTTTTCTTTTTTCATCTACCCATGTTGGTTCTGGACCTAAGCTATATTTTTCAAGTTTACTAAAATCTAAAAATGATTGATTTTCTTCTGCCCATACCCAAAATTCATCTAGTGCTACTATCTTATATCTTTTATTTTTTATCCTTCTATACCTTACAGGAAAGTTTCTTTTTTCTATCCACGATGTTAATGCATATGTATGATTTGTACTATATCCTAATTCTGATAATAGTTTATGCATTGTTATACAGTCACCATTGTCAAAGAACCCTCCCATGTCTAGTTTGTAAATCTTATTTCGTACAGCACATTCTGTTCGATCTAACTTCTTTGCTATATTTGGCAAAGGAGATAATCCCCATCTATCTTTTAAATATTCAACTTCTTCTACTGTCCACACTCTCCTACTCAATTATTTATCACCCATTTCTTTTAGTTCTTTCTCTATATCTTCTATCGCACATTCTATAGCTTCTCTTTCGTTTAGATTGTATTTAGCCATATATTCTCTTGCTATTTTTACTATCTCATTTACTCGACTTAATAGCACTGTTTTTTGCTCCTTTCGTTCTATTTCGTCATATTATATATTTTACTACGGCATATAAAATTCTAGGAAGGTTTGATTGCCCTCCTAGAACTAATATTTTATTTATCTTCTTTTAATCCTTGCAATTCTTCGAGCTTCTTACAATCAATATACTTGCAAAAATTTTTACAACCTTCTCTTAACATTAATCCTTTTCCATTCACTCTGCCGATTGTTGTATAACCTATAAAGTGTTTACAAGTTGCCCCTTCTTTTTCAAAGTATTTACATTTCATTCACTCACCTAAAACGATTCACATTACCTCAATGTGGTTTGTCAAACTATTGGACTAAGTAATCCTCAAATCTCATAACCTTGTTTACAAGGATTTGCAAATATTGAATTGTTTTTATTTTCATAGACTTTCACCTCTATATAAAACATAACTGGTCACTAACTGTTAGCATTTCTCTTTGTGCTTTTTCATAGAATTTTTTATCTACTTCAAATCCGTATGCACTTCTATTAATCTCTCTAGCTACTTTTAGCGTTATCCCACTTCCTGCTACTGGATCTATAACTACATCACCTTCATCAGTAAATAATTGAATTAATCTTTTTATAACTTTAGAAGGCTTTTGAGTTGGATGTATTTTAGGATATTCTTTTCCGTCTCTTTCCCACTTCATCCAGTTAAAAACCATTTCTTTATTGTTGTTAAACTTAGGTAACTTATCCCTATAAAGTACAACCGCAAATTCAGTTGCTCCTACTATTCTCATATTTGCTTTTAAAACTTGTGGTGAGTAATTTTTTATAAAGAATAATGGATAACTATTTTTAAATCCATATTTCTTTCCGTAACTTATCACAGTTTGTATTTGGTCGAAAGCACAAAATACAATCATTGCAGGTGCTTTGCCTTTTTCTTTTGGCTCTTTTATAAGCAGTTTATTACAAAAGTGAAAATATTCAGCTATGTTAAAATTGTTATCTGTATTAAAAAACATCTTTCCAGCTTTTTTACTTTCTCCGTTTTTATTATCTCCACCTACATACCATTCTGGATTACTTCCGTATGCATTTACTCCTACGTTATATGGAATATCTGCTATTACAAGTTGTGCTTTTGGTATTCCATATCTTTTGTAGTTTTGAAAGTTATCATTTATTAATTGTGTCTTTATCATATTCCCTCCTAAAAGAATGTCAGTTGTTCGTAATCAACTTGTTTTATTTCTTCTTTTTCAAATTCTTCTGCTGGATCCTTCCAATAAATTCGACCGCATGTATAACCACATTTATTAAGATTGTCACAGTCTTTACAACATTGATTTTTACAAATTCTATTTAAATCAAGTTCTTCGTTGCTTTCTATTTGTTCCAGCAGCATTAACTCTTTTACCGAATCCATTCTCTCACATCCAAATGGTGTCATATTTTCACATTCAAATTCCATTTTATTCACCCTTTTATTTCAAACTTAATTCAAATAAAAATGTATCATAATTGTCTAGTTCATCATCTGTCATACTGTCTAAATCTCTGTGTTCTATTTCGAATTCATCCTCTAGCATTTCTATCCATTGTCTAAAAGTTAAATCATGATTTGCTTCTATTTCGTAATCTTTTATTTTTTTATCTAGTATTTCTTTTGTTATTTTCATATTTTTACTCCTTAATTTGTATTTTATTTTTAATTTAATTCAGCCCACTACTCATGATGTCCTAAGCCCCTCTCTTCATATCTTCAACCCCTCTTCAACCCCTTTTTTTAGAAGTAGGAGAGAGGTTAAAATATTGATATTGCTAGATTCCTAATTTTGCCCCTCTCGTATGTCGATTTATAGGAGAGTAGAGGTAGTTTTACTAGAGTAGTGGTATATTTTAGCTAATATATTCCTCTAGCATCCTTTTCGCTCCAGTCATTATATTTCTTTTGATTTCTCTTGCTTCTTAACTGTGATACGTTACTTTTATAGTATGGATTATCTATTTTAGCTCTTGGCTCTATGTTTGTATTAGTCTTAAATATGCCTTGAATAACCATATCTTCAAAGCTAGGCTCTTTTAAGTCCTTAGTTATCATGTAGTTGTATGTAGTATTAAATGCTTCTCTTTCACTTTCTGCTATTAATCTTAATACATAGTCAAATAATTCTTCTTTTTCTTCATTCTCTAGATCTAAACTAAAAACTAAATCCTTGAAATACATCCATTCTGTTATAAATTCTTCTGATTTATCAAATACGAACTCATGTTTTATAGTTGTTAGTGCATCTTGTTTGTTGAATTTTGCTCTTTGTCTTGCTACATCAATCTCAGTTAGCTTAAATATCCAATAAATTAGCTTTACTATCCAATAAATAGTCATTCTTATAAATACCCAGCCTAGATGTAATGCTGTTTTTAAGACTTTTCTAATGATTAAAAGTAGAATTTGATACACTGTATAGTTTTTTTCTTTCACATCCAATTAACTCGCCCCCTTTGGCAAAATTCTGCAACTATTATTTTATGATGCTTATTTGTTATGATTTTTAGTTGCAAAATCTTGCACTTATAAAATTAGTGTTGTGATTGAAATTTAAATGTCTATATCATCTATATCGAAATCAAAATTTTGCACATCATTATTTTCTTGGCTGTTATTTTGATTATTTTGAGTTGCAAAATCTTGTATTTGTGAAATTTGATTAAAATTACAGCTTATATAGTTTTTATCTCTTAACATTTCCCTGTAAATAAGGTCTTTTATGAAGGCTCTTGGATTTGTTTTTTGCTCTAAGTATTCAATCATATCTTTATCGCAGCATTTTTTAGCATCTAATGTTATTCGGTAATTCTTAGCCATTTTTCTTTACTCCGATATTATAAAAACCTCTCGCTGTTGTATCTATTCCTTGAGCTAGTATTGTTTGATTATATAACTTTGTAAAAGTAGGCTCTATTTTTTGTCCCCCTCCACCAGCTAAAATCAAATTCATGTTTGATAAGTTTTGGTATATTCCTCTAAGCTCATTTACTATATTTCTTATGAACTCTTTCATTATTGTATTTTTATAAGCTGTATCTCCATTTATAAGGTCTAACTTTCCATCAAAATAAGCTTTTGCTTCTTCTAGACTTATATTTAAGTTATAAGTATCGTTTATATATCTTCTAGCTTCTCTGTACAAATCTAAAAGTCCATATCTTATACTTTCTCCACCTGTAAATTTCCAATTAGCATCAAATTCAGCTATATCCGTTGTTCCTCCTCCAATATCTATTGCCAATATTTTAAGCCCTGGTATGCATTTATTTACAATATCTCGTAGAGTTTTTATATTATATCCTTCTGGAACAACATGTACTTGATCTATTTCTATAGTTCTAGTTATTCCATCTACCTTAATAGTCTTGCTGCTATTTGCTTTTATAAATTCTTCTAGTTCTTTTCTTTTGGTGTTATATTGACTTGCTGGTATTCCTGTAAAAAGTTGAATTTTATTACTACTTGTTGCTTTTGATATAGCATAATACATTAACGTTACAAAGTTTTCCTTTTCATGTTTGATTAAGTTATTTTCAAATAGTCCAGAATTAGCTACATATTCAACTTCTTCAAAAGTGAATATTTCTTCTGAACCTAATTTGTTTATGTCAGTTGCTTTTGATAGTCTACTTTCGAGTATAATCTCTCTCAATTCGCTTACTGCTACAGTTGTTATATTCCCTATGTCTAATCCTACTATTGCCATTTCCTGTTCCCCCTTTATATTAATCTCGTGCTAGTTTTGTAAATACCCAAGATTCACATCTATACATTTCTCCTATATTATCAGCTGTCCAACTATCACATCCGTCTACAAATGTGTAAACAGTGCCATTTTCGTATTTTGCAAATCTTCTTCTTATCCAATGCTCCATATCATTGCTTACTAGCACCTTTGTATCTATAGGAAGTTTACTCCAATCGATTAATTTGTTCATGTTTATCCCCCTTTGATTTGATTTTGATATGTCCGTTCCTATGATGTGTTATTTGTTTCCTAACTATATTATAAAGTCTACGTTATATATTGTCAACATTATATATTGTTAAATAATAGTATTTTCACTATAATATAATTAGGAGGTGTATTATGTTTCAATTTAACATTGATGATTTACTAAAACAGAAAAATAAAACTCGTTATTGGCTTTCTAGAGAAACTGGAATCTCTTATCCAGCACTAAAAAAGATAGCTGATAATGAAACAACTTCTATTACATTTGAAAATCTTTATAAGATTTGTAATGCTTTAGAATGTGACTTGAATACTTTATTAAAATCGAAGGGGAGTGAATAGTTTCACCCTCCTTCTTTTTATTTAATCGAATTTATTTTCCGCTAATCTGGTAACAATTCTATTTTCTTTGTATGCTAACCACTTTTGTACTTCTAGAGTATGCCGCCCAGCAGTTCATGATGAGATACAACTTGATGCTCGATGCGCCACGG